GTCTTGTTAGGCTCTCTGTGAACTGCTTGGTTAGTGTTGTCGATTATATAGTACATTATATCTCCTTGTTGTGTCATAATATACATATATTATAACGAATTTCTTACCCAATGTCAAGCCTTTTTACCCATTATTTTCATTTATTTTTTGGGTCTGATCGGTACCACATTGCTAGTTACAAGAGTTAATTTTGGCTTATTTTTGATCTCATTAGCGGCTTCATTAACGCCCTTTAATCCCGGACTTCTTACCTTTAATGATTGAACAACCGGTGACTCGCTATCCTTGGCTTTTTTGGTGACTACAAGGTTCGTTTCTTTGGCAAAAAGTGCCATCATGTAGACTACATCAAGTTGACGGGTTTCATCTTGCTCTAATAGCCAATCTATGAATGATTGGTAACCACCCTCTAGCAATAATTTGCCGATGAATTCTAGGTTACCCGCATATCTTCCTTCTGTCAGTGTTGTCTTCATTATTCTATTATACTGCCAAATAGTACCGTTGTCAATAGTAAAATGCCCAAATCTTACGAAATGGGCATTTTAGGTAAACGGATTAAGGAATACGTTAAGGTGTTATTGATGATATTGATACAAACATAATGTAAAAACAAGAAGAACCGATCACAAGAAAACCTAAGTTTTCACATAACTCGCCTCCGTTGCAACCAAATAAATTTCTACCAATACTACGAATCATTTTCAATTTTTATACTCCAGTGTGTGTAAATCAGTGTTGAACGCAGGACCCTCCTACGAATTCTATTTATGCCTATGTATTAAAATAGCATTTTTTATTATCCCCCATAACCTATATGCATACAGCGTATGCACTACGGTCACATAGCATCTAAATAATCTCTTAAGGTACCATGCAAAGTTATCATCATGGCTGTTTTGTGATCATAGACTCTAATAAAAGGATCACTGCTTTTACCTTCAATCTTGTGGTGCTGTACACCAAGATAATAAGGACATGTAATTTTTTTGATTAGTTCTTGCACAAATGATTCAGGAGCAATAATTCTTTTTCTATGTTGCATTGATTTGTTGTTGAGTCCTAAGGGGAAATCGTAGTACTCAAGTTTTGCTAAGTTAAATGCTTCAAGTCCTGCAGTATTTAATCGTAAACCCTGTCCACCTCTACCTGTTAGCCACCAGTCGAATATAACATTATCGAGTGGCATTGAATGATAAGGACCATGTGGTAAAGTCTCTAAGACGACCTGGGTAATTTGTTTCTTAGTTTTCGGAAATATCATCCGGATATACCTTCCGCCCTGAGTTCATAAAGACAACTGTAAACTTGTCTGTTTTGAATTGGGCATTTAATTTTCGGCATAAGTTTCTAGCATGTCCCGGATTTGAAAAACTAGTTTTTTTGTATTTGGGTGCGGAGTCATTGGTTAAGTAATGAGATGATTTTAAATTAATGGGTTGGTCATCATAATGCACAGCCCAAATACCAGAAGCCTCAATAATTTGGTCACACTTATATGTTTCTTTGTCTACATATTCTAGTATGACTGATGGCTGATTTCTACTCATTTAAAAGAGCCGCCTCTGACTTTAACTTCAATAATTTCTTCATCTTTCTTCTCAATTTGTTCTTTGTTTAATTCATGTAAGTCTACTAACAACCTACTAATATCATCTCGTAAACCTCGTGCATCGTCTTTGGTCATCACCAAACTAGAGGATTGCTTACTTTCCATAACAGACATTTTATTAAAAAAAGTTTTAATATGTATCATGTCTATATATTTATCTGATTTTGTGCTTCTATTTTTGTTTTATACGGACCTAAGTACGTATAACGTTGAATAAAGATGTATTTTGGGCAAAAAATTACTTGTTGTGTGTTGTTATGCTCGACTACAAAGTATCCTGCCGCATGAAAACATTTACTTTTCGGAGTCTTTGTAAATACATGTAATCCACGTGCAACATCAAATACAGAATTATAGGTCTTTGCCGGACACGGATATTCAGGATAAGGAACTTCTAATTTCATACTAGACTTTTCAGGTGTGACAAATCTAATTTTAGTCTTGTTTTTAATTTCATCTGTCGTACTGAATTGAAAACTATGTCCACCTAATTCAACACCATAGCCTGCAGAGTTAGCACAGACATTTCCTACTTTTTTATCACCTTGTGTTAAAATCCAAAACTCACCGTCCGTAATTGGCTTGGCTGTTAATTCTATATCTATAATCATATCTTCTCCGTTTGTATTATTAGGCATCTATTAATTTACCCTTGTATGGTGTATTCAACCATTTAGCATAACTATCTGCTTGATCACTAATTCTATTCAGTTCATACTTGCCACAAAATCTCATAAAATGTACACCAACTTGTGCTACGTTCTTGTTAGCATTCAATCCTTCTTTGATACAAGTATCAGTTGCGTTTCTAAATGCAATTGGTTGTGCAGTTAGATCGATCAATATACGATTGCGTTCATAGTCATCTCTTACTCTATGCTCTACTTCGTTATGATCTGTCCATCGTTGTAACATGATGTTATTCCAGTTAAATCCACCTTTGTCTTTGTCTGCATATGCTTCTAATAGACCTGTCTTGTTCTGTGTACCTTTCTTACGAACACCAGGGTAAGCAGAGAACACATTATCACTTGTGTCACCACGCATACATTTCTCAAACAATAGAAACTGAGGGTCCTCTAACCCCTTCGGTTCTTTAGTCTTCTTATCTATGACTGGACGACCTTTGTCATCAAAGTAACCATCGATAGTAATTAATTGTCTAGTAACACCGTTATACATATGAACAGACTCTGACAACAATTGTAGATAGTCAGTGTCAGTTGAGATAATGATGTGTTCATCGTCTGGGTGTAGTGCGGCAAATCGTGCTATGCAATCATCTGCCTCAGCATTCGGATCACGTAGAACTGTGACATTAGTTTTTTCTTGTAAAAATGTAATCAATGTTTGATATGTTTCCCAGAACATCTGACTCTCTTCAACTTCTGCTTCAGTCATGTCCTGTTCTTTGACCTTACGATTTGCTTTGTAAGGTGTGTAGAAGTCTTTGCGCCATGAATGACCTTCTAAACAAAACACTACATGATCAACACCATAATTACGAACTGCTTGATTAACAGAACCTAATGTTAGATGTAAAGCCATACCTATCTTTTCCCATGTGTCAGCGTTGCGTGATGCAACGTGTCGGGCACGGAAGAATGTATTCATTGTGTCTATAAGGGCGTATTTCATACTGCACTCTATTTATCTGTTAATAGTTAGACTATTATACGCAATAACTTAGTAGAAAGCAAGCCTTTCTGGGTAAAAAGGGTAAATTAAATTATTGGGGGAGGGGTAGGTGGAATATATGATTGTACTCCAGAGTCTTTTGTAGGCTCGACAAAACCTTCTGCTTGTGCTACTTCTTTATTGTCAAAGAACTTGTACATTTCTTCTATTAAAAATGCTCTAGCCTCAGGATTAGATAAATCCATTCTGCGTTCATTGATCAATGTAGTCTGATGAGACTTCCATGCATCAAATGCTTTTTGTGAAACTGTTGCTAGTAATTCTTTTCCCTTCTCACCGGGCAAAGGAGGAAAGGACATAGCAGGCAATTCTTCTTGGTACTTCTTACAAAATACTAAATTTTCCATTAATCTATCATCCAAAACATTAATATGATCATCGGGTATAATCCCCATAGTAGATACTCTACTCTCTTAAATTGCTTTTCACCCTTTTCACTTATATCATACATATTAACTTACCTCTGATCTTCCGTCACCTAAATCTTTACTTTGAACCACTCTCATTTCTGCACCAGTAATAGGATCAATGTCTGCTCCTCTATTCTGAGGGTCTGCTTGATCTTGTTCATAGACTTCTAATGCAATGTTACGACATACTGTTTGGAACCAACGATCAACAATCTGCTCGTCTTTGTCCTCTTCTTTTTGTTTGTAGCCTTGTTTAATAAGATTCAGTAAGAATTTATCATTCCAGTCAAGTTCGAACGCACCGTTGTTAATGTCATTTGGATCAACGTTTACTTTTATAATGTTTACCCAAGGCTCACCGGCTCGTGTCGCTACCTCTTTATCAGATAGTTTAGGTTCTGATTTCTTCTTTGGTGTTGGTTTCGGTTTCTTTTTTCCAAACACACTCTTTAATTTTTCAAACATATAATTCCTCGCTGTGTATATATTTAGAGAGATTGTCTTTGCCCGATATATTTTCCATAAATGCCGGTGTCATACGATCAGTCCACTTAGCAAAATCTTTCTTGTAGACTCTGTAGTAATTCTGATAGGCATCGACTGCATTAGATGTTTTGACATCATCGGGCATTGCTTGAGGAGGTTCTACGAAGTCTGCACTTGCGATATTATTGGGTAAATGCTGTAGAAGATCCTTGAGTTTTTCCTCAGTTAGATGCACTCTACCATATCTGTGTGTGTACTCGTTGCATAGAGCAACAAACATATCATACACAAACTGATAGTGTGAATCACTAGCACGTGTCCATATAGCACTCGGATGATTGATGTGAGATGCTTTGTAGACAACATTCTCCATGTTGCTATCACTAAGTCTCCAACGTTTGATACGCCTATTATTAGCAGTTCTGTCTTCATACAACTCGCCGTCTAGTACTCTGTGAGCAGTAGACATCAACTGAGCATACTCTATGATCATTTTAACCACATGTTTGTCGCAGTGTAACTCTGCTGATTTAACTGGATCATTGTCTAAGTAGAATATATTCATGCTTTCCTTTCATTATGTTTTAACATTGATAAATACTCTTATAGGAGTCTCTTACAATTATGGATTTACGTAACATATTAAACATATTAACAGAAGGTGAGACAGAAGTCAAGCCCAATTTACCCGAAGGAAACCCTGGTCGTGTATCTGATTTGGTTAAATCACAAGCACGATTCCAATCTCGTTCAGATGGTAGCAACGCCGATATGACTAATGACTTTGAAATACAAACACTAGAGCAATTCTTATTATCAAATGGCGTAGAACCTGAAGCAGATGCAAAAGAAGTTGCGGCAAAGCAACGAAATAAGGAAGATGGTACAGAAGACCTAGAAGAGTATCGAAAATATCCTCCATACCCCCGAGGGTATCAGCCAGATTACGGATATGGGGACGCCGGTGGGCCAAATCAAAAAACAGGCCAATGCAAAAAATGCGATGGCGACGGAACAGTCTGGGATAAATCGATTTGGGACACACGAGTATGTCAGGATTGTGATGGCAAAGGCTACTTTGGTCCAACCTATACAGGCAGTAAAACCTACGATTCTGTAGAAGAAAGTGAATTTTTAGGAGGTAAGGATGGAAAAGAGCCTGCTGTTAAGTACAAAGATAGCACAGAAGCAGATTTGGCTGACAGAATGTTTAGATCAAAAGGTCCTAAAGGTCCAGATAGACAACTAG